GTCATCAGTTCGTATAAGAAAGACCAGTTACTTTGTAGGTAGCATCTGCAGTGCCACCAGTTACGGTGATCAATTCACCGAGACGATAACCATCGCCTCCTGCGTTGACAGCGATAGCTGTAACAGGACCAGAAGAGGCTGTAGTATCTACAGTCAATCCAGTCCCATTACTATCAGACGTAGTAGCTACCCCACTAGCTCCAGTGTAGGTAGTCCCAGCAGCCACCTCGGTCAGAGCCGTAACGGTTCCACCGGAACGGCCCCACTCCACTGGAGGCATGGGATAGTACGTCAAGCTAACTCTGCTGCCAACTCCTGTTACGGAGTAAGTAGACATAGTTTAACTCCTATCAAGCAGCTTGCAGTTCAATAGCAGCTGCGGGGTTCAGGGTGCCACAACCCATAGCGCAACGGCCCACGATCAGGTCGCCCTGATACATGGTCTTAACGTCAGCACCAGAGGTTTGGACTTGGGGTCCAAGAGCTTCCACAACGCCAGCGGCTTCCTTCTGATAGATAAGGCCACAGTGGTTGGTGAAGTCGCCATTATAGGCGTTGTTCTCACCGTTCACAGCAGCAACCGTACCGGCCAGGAAGGGCAGGTTGTTGGAGCGCTTGATCTTAATACCAGCGATCTCATAGAGACCTTCGCCGCTGGTAAGGTTACCTTGGTTGTTACCGTAGTCACGGTTCAGGATGTTAGAACCAACCTGAGAAACCAAAGCGTAGTATTGGCGTGGGCTGAGCACAGCGTGACGACCTTCTTTGGGCACGTTCTTCTCGTCCAGGACGGAAGCAGCCTCGAAGAAAGAGTCAACAAGTGCTTGTGCATTGTATGCATTACCAGCACCAATGTTGATCACAGAACCGCCAGGCTCAGGGCCAGGAGCAGCAGTGATGGGGTGTGCTTCGCGTGCAGCAAGTGCAATAGTGCGGAACACTTTCTTATCGTAAGCTTCAGCCAGAGCATGACCGATCTTACGGGAGATCTCACTACGGAGATCATAGTGAGCCAGAGTCTCATCGAGCTCATAGACAAACGCGGAGGAAACCAGAAGGTCATCCATCACGATTGTCTTTTCTGCCACCGGGGGCTCGTTGTTGCCCAGGATCGGGGTGCCAGGCTCATGATAGCTGGCGGTCATCCGACCGGTGAAGATGAATTGTGCAGCCCGTCCATTCTTGAGGGTACGGGACATAACAGTTCCACGGGCGATAGTCGCGCTTTCATAAGCACGGAACAGTTCGCCGGAGAACAGCTTAAGGTAGGTCGCATACTTAGTATTGTATGCGGTGCCAAGTGCCAGTGGGTTGGTAGCTGTATTATTAATACTACCGACTGACGTAACAAGTGCGTTAGCCATTTCAGTTAAGAGAGAGTTGAAGTGTATGATCAGCTCTCTAAGCGCTTAGAGTATATTCAGTTGTATTGTTTAGACCGTCTCTCCGATCTGTCCGGCAAAGGGTATCTCCGTAGAGGCCAGTGCCAAAGAAGCACGGGAGGAATCGAACCTCCCAACTCTCTACCAAGTGGTAGGAGTCACAGCCAGTGTGCCAGGTTCGCAGATAATACCTACAGGAGACAACTCAGTTAGAGTTGTTCCAGCATAGGGATAAGCGAACGCAGGGTCATCATCAGTTGGTGTGCAATACTTAGTGACGATGTTAGTCGTGTAAGCAGTTGCAGTTGGGTCATAACCTAAAGACATAATAGTTCTCTATTAAAAGTTCAGTTCGGGTGAACGTTCTAACTTACGCATAACGTCTTCACGGTATGCTGGGTCGCTATCATAACGTGGATCATTCATAGCAGAGACAAGCTCTTGCTGTGAACGGAATCCTGATGCTTTAGTAGATGGTGCACGACCAGTTACCATCTCACCTTCCTTACCATTAGCATCAGTGTAGCGATAGTTCAATGCTTGTGCAGCGAAGTATGCAGCGAGAGGATCACCACGGCTCATCACCGTATCATACATCTCGATCTCTTGTTCAGAAAGAGATTCACCAGCCCATCGCATCATCTGCTCATAGACTTCAGCGCCACCTACTGCGTCAAGAATTGCCTCCTGATCTTCTGCATCCAACTCAACAGGTTCATCAGAGTCAGCATCACCTTGGTTGTTACGATACTCCAAGAACATTTGGGCAATGTCTTCCTTATCGTAATTTTCGAGTTCTGCGAGGATCTCATCTGAGAAGTCAGCGGAGTCATTGATAGCTTCTTCATATAGTCGATCAAGGAAAGAGGTATCTAGCTCTTCCTCATCTCCCTCTTCAGATCCTGAATCTCCCTCCTCAGTTCCAGATTCTCCAGATTCATCTGAAACATCTTCGTCTTCTGATTCCGTTCCTCTTGATCCAAGCTTTCCTTCGAGTTCCTTATATGCCTTGGCAAGTTCTTCAGCGTTTGTAAACTTCCCGGCAAGAAGTTCTTGTTCCTGCGAAGCCAGTTCTTCACCGACTCGTAAGCTCTCTTGCTCGTCTGCTGTAAGTTCATCTCCGGGTTGGGATGTTGCGTTGTCATACGTTAGTATCGCCATAGTTAGTAATTACTTTAAGGTTACCTAGTCCTACTTTTTCAACGAGACCTTTAGGATCTCCGATCTTCGGACCTTCACCCACCTTACGTCTACGTGCGTATTTGTCATGGGTGGTTTCAAAATTGACAGGATTCATTGTGATCTCGGCCACCTCCGGTGCTAGTGGTTCTAGCGCGGGTGGATTAGGCTTAGACCGGGGCGCCCTCTTCGGGCGGGATGGCTTCATTTCCGCCATTGATCATCTCCATTGCTTCTGGGTTCTTGCTAGGGTCCATCACCGGAGAGCTTGCTAACTTACCAGCTTGCTGCAGCATGATGTTCTCCTGATCAGCTTGCTGAGCTTGTTGCTCTTCAGCTTGGACATCATCAACACTCTTGACAAGATTCAAGATGTCAATGCCCTGTGCAGCCGCCAATCGTTTGATGACTTCATCAGGGCTGACGTATTTAATTAGTGCTTCTGGTCCGATAGTCTGGGTGATTGTCGTCAGGAATTGTCCCAGCGATTCACGATCCTGACCACGGCCAAGTGCATTGATACCAGCAACAATTACTGGCTTGACCAGTTTCTTAGGAAGTCTAGGAATCTTACCTAGCTTCTGGAACACAGCCATCTTCCTGCCCAGGTATGGGACAAGGAACTCAACAGTCAGTAGACTGAATAGTCCACCGAGTTGTGACTCCAGTTCCATCTGAGTCATCCGTACTTCTTCAGCTGTGGTGCGCTCACTATCCCTAACATTCAAGACAAGGAATGCATCGCTGAGCCTACGCTCTAGGATGCCTGCCATCTCAAATGCTGTGCCAAGGTCTCCTGCCTTACCAACCTGAACTACTGTCAGATCCTCGGGCTGCCCTTGGATGATCGCTCCGTTGCCTGCACGGGCCAGGGAGTCGGGTTTGGTTGTTGCTGATGGTCTGAGTAGGAAGACAACTTTGGAGCTCACTGCAGCCCCTTCTACGAGGCTCTGAGAGAGACTCTCTAGGGACTTCAGATCTCCAATGAACTCTTCTACTCTACCCCTACCATACACCTCTCCATCAACTACATTGAATCTCAATGCAATCCATGGGTTGGTTTCTAGTGGGGCTTTACTGAATGACTTAGGTAGGCGCTTACCATCTACCTCTTGATACCACACAACTCGATTGTTCTCACGCTGAACGTGTGTGTAGACATCAACCTCTTCAGGTTTTCCAGTCATTGACATCGACTGCATAACTTCATTAGCAGTCTTCTCTTCTACTACTTCAGGTAGTTTACCCTCTAGTAGTTTACGATTGATTCTTTCTCGCGTGACGATCTCTATCACATTGCCGTTACCATCCCGTTCTACCACATAGCGATTCAACGGGTAGAGCTTTAGCTTATCCTCACCCATGAAGATGAGAGCATTACCAGCTACGACCAGATGCTTCAATGCTTGGTGTATGATCACACGATCATCACTAGCATCAATAGCTTCATTCATCACTCGCTCAATCTTAGCGAACGATAGGTCTAGCTCAGTCTTCACTTCCGGTGGGTAGTCCTCATCCATTCCACTCTCATCAAGTTGTAACTTGAAGAAAGAAGTCTGTGGAGGTAGTAGTGCTAGCATCAACTTAGATGCCAGCGTTACCACACCTTTAGCTCCTACACTTTGCCAAGGAGTTTTGAGATACTTAGCTCCAGTGTAGTGCTCTTCATGTCCACGTATAATGTAAGGTAAGGTAAGCTCTGCCGCTTCCTCTGCCATGTTCAGGAACTGGGAACGATCAGCTGATAGAGCATCGTATCTTACTTTT